AGGTCGTGGTTTATAATGAATCGAACCACTTCCCATTGTAACTTCTTGCTCATTTTTTAATGGCAACATTGACATCATTTTAGCCATTCGTGGATCTCTTAGAATAGGATGTGATGTACGCTCTGAACATTTTAAAAAGTAAAAACCACTAATATGATTATCGTAATGTATATGGGCGTTGTGATAGGCAGCTCCTTTTTTAGAAAATTCTTGAACCCACATTTCTGTCCAGGTTAATTGATAGTTATTCATGTCATAACCTATATGATCCATTATCTCAAAAGATCTTCTTTCTACATAATGTTTAAGGTCTTCAAACCCTGCAGCATTTATTAAAGTAGTAGAGTGATGAGTTATACTAAAGTCTCCTAATTTTTTTCTATAAAATTTATCCCGTTTTTTAATTACTTCTTTATTTCTTTTTTTAGAAGCTTCTATATATGGGTCAGAAACTTTATTTATTGGATTTATGAGTTCTGGTAATTCAGCTACATAAACTGGTGTTTGAAAATATGTTTGACAATGTATGTCTTCGTTCATTTAAATGGCCCTCCTGTATTCCACATTACTAAAGAATATCTTGTTCCACTGGTTACAGGCTGCACACGATGCCAAACAAAACTAGGAAAAACAATAATACTTCCTTTTTTTACTTTATCAAAACTTATTATATTATCCTTCTTTTTTTTCAAGGGATGATTAAAATGAATATCTAATTGACCACCTACATAATCTTTAGGATCAGAAAGAGAACACGTAACAGATAACTTTCTTGCTGTACCATTTAAATTTGGATTCTCATGTTTGTTAGACTTAGGATGGCCATGTTTAAACATATCCATATGCCAATCGTAGTGTTGATTTATATTATATTTTGTAAATTGACATGGTTCAGAACGAGTCCAGTCAAAATTCCATTTACCTTTTTTGTTTGCCTCACGAACGTAATGATGAATTTCTTTATATATCCAAGCATCGTCCATCCAAACAATATTAGAATTTCTTATTTTTTTTAACTTCTTTAAATCTTTAACAGATATATTTTTTTTTCTATTTATGTCTTCAAATGTCCCTGTTCTAGCTAGTTGATCTTGTTGACTGCGTCCATACTTAATTACAGTATCACAAAATTTAGGAGTCAAAACAGATTCAAACATTATAGCGTGATATAGTAAGTCCATAGCTCTTTATTCTTTTAATCTTTAATTATCATAAAAATAGTATACATTCAATATAAATGAGTATCTTAGAAAGGTTTAAAAAGCATTTAAATTTAATAGAATACCCTGATAAAAACGCCTCATGGGATGTAGCAGGTGTATTAAAAAATGGTTATTATAAGTTTGATGTAAAGGGTTTAAAAAAGACCTCTGATAGTACAGCCTGTAAAGAGGGTAGTCTAAGCACTAAAGCTGATAAGATGGTTTTTGAGTTTCATACTAAATGGGTTAT